AGGCCATGAAAACAAGCCGATACAAAAACCAAAAGCGGCATCCGTGCCATACGGCACCTCCTTGTAGCAAAACTTCCGCCACACCCAATCGATCGTGCGGGATTCGAACCCGCTAACAGCCCTTTGTCGCCGATCGACACAACCAAACAGGCTGTACGCCTTATTTCTGCCAGGGAGCCTTGCCTGCCGTGGCGTAACTTGCGACGACGTCCGCTGTCGCCAATGCTCGATTGTTTGGTGCCACAGATTGCGGCACCGGCTGAGCTGAGCGAGGCTTAAACGACTTGATGCGATTCTCCATCTCGCCAGTGTCTTCTCGTTTTCGAACACCGACCGAGATCCGCAGCGGCTTCATGTGCAGTTCGCTCGAATCCTGAGGCGTCAAAATGTTCACCGCTCGACAAATCGAACTCAAAGTAGAAGCTGCAATTTGCACCGCCGTCGCGTTCGGGTTGTTCAAGTTCAGCTTCTCGAACAGCCTGCGATTTTGGTACTGTCCGCTGAGAATCTGGATCTCCAGATTCAGGTAGCTTCCGTTCCCGCTCTTCGTCGGCTTCATCTCCGAGGCAACAATACACGCCTCATATTCGCCGGCAGGGATGACATCCATGCCAACATTCGGCTCAACTTCCATCGCGTTAAAACCAGCTAAATTTCCCATGTTTCAAAACTCTCCCAAAAACTAGAAACGATTCTCGACCTCAACCATCACATTCGATTTGCTCGAACCGTCACGCACGATTCCAGCGATATTTCCTTTGGCCGGCTTAGCCTGCACAACTTCCGCAGCCGCTGGCCGACTGCCTCGAAACTGGACCGGAGGCAGATACTGAGCGATCGCCTCAAACGTCGGAGGCAACTCGTCCGGCATACCCAGGCGGTTCTTCGCCTCGTGTGCTGCCGACTTGGTGCAGGCCATAAAGCGTTCCTTGCCGCCGATAGCAACCGCTCGCTTGGCACCGAACCCTTCTTCCTTCGTGATCGTGTTCGTGCGATACCGCAGGAACAGCACTTCGTCGCACCATTCGGTCACACAGCCAGACCCTTTCACATGCAGCGACGGTCGCCAATAGTTGTACGAGTCCCCTTCCGGGTTGACGAACTTTTCGATCATCTCGTGGCAAGTAAAAACCACATGCCGGCCTTGCTGCCACAGAAACGCGAACCCGTCGAACAAACTCTTCCACTTCAGTTCGACCGACTGGTAGCCTTTACCGTACCCGATATCATCGATCGTCTTCTTGTTCGCCTCTGCTGCGACCTCCGCAAAAATCAACTTCTCGAGCCAATCCGCGGTATCGACGACGACCGTCTCGTAGTCGGTCTCGACCAAGTGCATCAGCCACCCGTAAAACTCACCGACCGACCGGATGACCTCGGTCGAATCACAGTCCAGATCGCCAACGCCATCTTCCAGATTCAAAAAAATCGGCTTAGGGAATTGAGCCGCCAGCGTGCTTTTTCCAATCCCGTTTTCACCATAAATCAATACCCGCCTAGCACGCGGCACTTTTCCTTTGTTGATCTTCACTTCTCACTCCTAAAACAACACACACGCACACACACAAAACGAGGGGCAGGAGTTGAACCTGCAACGCGGACATAGGGAGCAACCGCTGTTTTGCCTGGATTAAACTACCCTCGTAGCCACTACAGCAGACCGAAGACCCATGTCGCCAACGTCAGGATCACGCACCACACAATCAATCCTGACACAGCAAACTGGACGATCGGAATGTCTGCAAATTCATCGTCATTCATAGCGGTCCCGCCGGCATCTCAGCCCAATGCGTGACGCCATCGAGCTTTTGTTCGTGGATCGAAAACCACGATCCCGCATCATCGTCCCAGTAGCCCGGAAACGTTGGATATGACTCATCGTTCGAAGCGACCATTACCGTCGTCATTACATCCGGTAGCGATCGCTCGACCGAGTACCAGACAATCGATTCCGCAACTCCATCGATTGATACTTCGCTCATGTGGATGCTCCTTCGCGATCTGCAATACCTTGGCGAACCTCTTCGATCGTCGGCAACCCCATTGCGGACTCGTAGTTGTCGATGACCAGATAAGCCTGCGAGATCCACCCTTTCGGAACCCCTCGCAAATCAACTCGTGAATTCGAAGATCCCGGATCATGCGTGCAACCCAGCAACAGTCGCAAGCAGTACATCAACTCCGATGCGTACTTCGCATGATCGACCTGCAGAGCAGCCGCTGGCTGCTCAAGCTCCGATCGCAGAACCAACACATCGCGAGGAGCTTCGATCCCCAGCTTGGCCCTCTTTCCATTCACCGCCAACAACCGGACGCACACATCAGGTCCGATCTTTACCGACTCATCGACATCACGATTGACAACCAACATGCACCAACTCCTTATGGCAACGTTTTCAAATAGCCCGCTAGCAACGTTGCCAGCGGGCTCGGTAGCCCGGCCAGGACTACTTGTTCATGCACTCTCCGAATCCATCGCGAAAACGGAGATCTTGTCTCGCTTGATTTCCAATTGCGTTCCGACCGGCAAAACCAACCCCCGCCGGATCGCCGCTTGCTCAAATTCCAATTGAGCGACCTTCGTTTTGATGCGCCCCAGTCGGTAGTAAAACTCGTTCTTGTGCTTCACGCACAATCCGCGTCCAACCGCCTGGCAGTCGCACCCCTGAATAACGCACAGCCCATTCGCTGCACGCTCCTTCGTTCGTTTTGGGATCCGACTCTTGCCCATCGACAACGCCTCGATCAACAGTTCTTTGGCCATACGACTCATGCTTCACCTCCTAGGACAGAACAAAACCATCCATGGATGTGCAAACAGTATCTCCACTGCAAACAACGTGTCAACAGAGTTTCATCAAGTTTTTTGCGTTATTGACGTTTCAGACAAAACGCAACGCAAACCCGGTAAACAACTTGCGTAATCCAAAGAAACCTGGAAAACTTTTTTGATGACCAAAACATCGAGTTGCATCTTTTGTGATAAACCAGCACGTTCGCGAGGCTTGTGCCAAACGCACTTTGCTCAATTCAACCGCGTAAAACACAAGCTAGACGCAGAGCACGCCGCAGAATTCGACGCGCAGAGCGTCGCCGCAGGCTTGATCCATCCGGTTGCGGTCCGCGTATCGACAAACCCATTTGCTGAGTTAGCCGATCAACTGGAAAAACAACGCAAACAAGACGCGGACGACGACAACGCAATCGCCGCAAACGAAAAGCGACTAGCCGAAATTCGAGCCGCTGCCGGCAGCAACCAGAACCAGCCGACTGTCCAGATCACGCCACCGCCTAAAAAGCCGCGCCGCACGCCTCGGACAAAGTGACGACCAGCCAAGAAACGTTTCACCCGTTACCAAGTCCACAACCCAGACATCCCACATAGCGCATCACTCCGATCTGCTACAGCCTTTCTTTTTTGTTAAGGTAAACGGTTGATGGACACCTTTGGTCATGCGTATTTAGACAGCCATCACTACGGCTTGCTCGCTGCTTGCGTGCTTGCTGTTTTGGTTGGCTGGTCGCTCGACCGCTTGACTTCTGCCAAGTGATCTCGCATACTTTGGAGACGCTCCTCCGGTAGCCCGGCCAGGTTTTCGACCGAGGGGAGAAAGATGCAAGAAGACATTCTGACGATGCAGGAAGTCGCCGATCGACTTCGCTGTTCTGTTTCTACCGTGCGTCAGCATATCGCACGTGGTCGACTCGCTGCCGTCAATCTCGGAAATGGCGGCCATAAGCACTACCGCATCACCGCTTCCGCATTGGCGGAGTTCTTGGCTGCTCCATGCGAACCAGCCGCAGCTCTTCCTCGTCGCACCGTTGAACCGATTGCAACCACTCGTTTCATGAAGCGATTGGGGTAAGGAGGATGACTAGACACGGATCGGCCGCGTGGTGGGAACACGCTGACAAACGAAGATGCTACCTACCGTCAGCCTAAGTCGTTTCAGTACGTCGCTGGAGGTCAGAACGGTGTGCAACATGCAGGTTCGAATCCTGCCCGATCCATTGAGTTTTTTCGACACGTTTTCGCGACGTGTCGATTCGTTCGACAAATAGGGGCAGATGTCCCGACAAAATCCAGAGAGAGAAGCAATGGCTGGCGAAAAAGCAATGGTGAGAACCCGGATTGGCGGCGAGGAAAAACATTTTTGGGTGGATACCGTCATCAATGGTCGCGAGATGGATTGCCCGGTGCATGTCAAGTCGATTGAAGATGGCGAACACTTTGCGATGGAAATTGGAATACTAGTCGAGCAGGTGTACCGCAGAGCTTACAGAGACGGTTTTTCTTCATGCCAGTCTGCTATTAAGGACTGCTTGGGTATCCAACGATAACACCTCAACCCATCACCCAGCGGCGGGGTGATGGTTTCGATGATAGAGCACCCGATCGCCGCTTGGGTGCATGGGATTGTTATGCAATGGGTATTTGGCGTGAGGACGATCCACCGTTTAACGTAGGAAAGCCAAGGGAATCAGTTCTGTGGCGAAAATCCTATCGGTTGCGAATTTTGGCCGAAAAACGCCCTGGACGTTTTGAAGCGCAGTTAGCAGAAGCCGAGCGACTATGGCGCGAGGAACGCGACCGAAACGACAACATAGACATGCTTTTGTAACGGCATAACGTTGACAATCACCGAGTCGCGACGGTTGATTTACCATTTCAAAAACGGCATGTTCGCGACTTCGGTGCATTGTTTTGTTCAACGGATTTTGGAGTATTGACATGAGCGATTACAAGTGGGACGAGTTTAGAGAAGGTCAGTTGGGACAACTGGATGGATTGTTGGACACAATTCGCAACGCGAATGAGAAACCAAAGCCTGGGGTGTTGTCGCAATTGGCGGGTGCGTCAGTGATTGCGGATTCATTGGTCAATGGCGTGTACCCGTCGTTTATCCTTTTTTTGCACGGTCAGGCTCGCGAGCAAAAGCGATTGCAACGACAGGTTGACGAGTTGCACGAGATGATGGATTCGTTTGAGCGGAACATCACCAACAGCGAAGATGCGGACACGACGGTCAACCAGATCGTGGAGCGGATTCACCGTATGCGAGAGACGCACCAAGTCCGTTGAACCCCTACCCATCACCCAGCGGCGGGGTGATGGTTTCCAAGATAGAGCACCCGATCGCCGCTTGGGTGCAACGGTTTGTTATCGGGTGATTTAT